CTGTAGCCCCCTGAGCCCCAGTAGCCCCCTGGGCACCAGTCGCACCCTGAGCCCCAGTAGCACCCTGAGCCCCAGTAGCACCTTGTGCGCCCGTAGCCCCCTGGGCACCTGTAGCCCCCTGGGCACCTGTAGCCCCCTGAGCCCCAGTAGCCCCCTGGGCACCAGTCGCCCCCTGGGCACCAGTCGCCCCTTGGGAACCAGTAGCACCTTGTGCGCCCGTAGCCCCCTGGGCACCTGTAGCCCCCTGAGCCCCAGTAGCCCCCTGGGCACCAGTCGCACCCTGAGCCCCAGTCGCACCCTGGGCCCCTGTAGCCCCCTGGGCACCAGTCGCACCCTGAGCCCCAGTAGCACCCTGAGCACCAGTCGCACCTTGTGCGCCCGTAGCCCCCTGAGCCCCAGTAGCACCTTGCGCTCCTGTAGGTCCATGGAGAAATACACTTGGATGCAATTTTGGTATTGTGATAGATTCATCACCATATTTACTTGTTGTTAAAGCACCGTCTGCTATCTTATCTGTTGTAACCGAACTGTCTGCTAATTTATCTGTAGTAATAGCAGATGTAGTAATATATTCTGTATCAACGGTATCTGATAATTTTACAAGCGGTATTGAACCATCCTGAATTTTTGAACCTGTTACAGCACCGGTATTTAACTTATCATTTGTTACTGCATTGTTGGCAAGTATTGTTTCAACTACCGAGCCAGGTTGCAATTTTGATGTTGTTATAGCACCGTCGGCTATTTTACTTGTTGATACTGAATCACCAGCAAGTTTACTTTCTGTGATAGCCGAATCCTTCATCATTTGAGTCGTAATCGACGCTGTTTGAGGAACAGATACTGGAATACGCGACCAATTATTACCAACTCCTCTTCCAACATATACATATAAATCGCCAACATTCGCAGATAAATCATCTATCAATAAAACTGATTGCGCTGAACGATTATAAGTTAAACTACCTGCTTCTCGACAAACATAATAACTTCCAGGAACATGACTATTTATTTTATTTAATTCAGCATAGTGGAAAAAATTTCCACTATCATATAAGTAATCATAACTATTCCAGTGTGTCCATGTTAAATCGCTAGAACCAGATTTAACAGTAACTATAGAATTTGTAACATCCACCAAATTAGAAGAACCGTCTATTCCTTCCAAATACTCCGATGCATAATTTGTTCTCCCATCAGTTGCAACCTTAATTATTTTACTTTGTCCTGTTTGTACCGCAATTAACGCTGTTTCTGCTACAGAATAAAAATTAGAAAGTGTTTGAGGACTATTACTAACAACTTGTAAACTACTATTATATGTTTTTGTTGACAAATCAAAATCAACAATATCGTTAATGTTATAAGAAACATCACCATCAAAATTACCTTCAAAAACTAAACCAGTGAAATCAATACGCCGAGGGTCAATTTTGCTAGAATAACGCTGTGATTGAATCCCATCTAATAAATATTCATCTCCTTCGACTGTTTTTACTTGATAGAATATTTCACCAGTCTTTACATTAAAACTAATAGAAATTTCATTATTTGAATCATCTTTTACAACAAGGGTACTCGGTTCAATTGTAATTTTTTGTGTGTGAATATCAGAAAATCTTGCGGTTTCTGTTCCTAATTGCCATGTCTTATCTGTCTGTGGCTTTATAACACGATTAACATTATCAAAAATTATAGGTAAATTACCATCTGTACCAGATACTTTAACGGTCCCCATCTGGAATAATGTTGTATCATCAGCAGTACCAAATACTTTCAAAGGAATTCCTGATAAATCTTCATTTTGATCATAAACATTAATACCTACACTTACATTTGGTTTAGTAACAACTGTTGGCGTATCATAAATTCGTTTATCAACCCAAGAAATTGTACCAGTGGCACCCTCGGGACCTTGCGCCCCCGTAGCACCTTGCGCCCCCGTGGCACCTTGTGCGCCGGTAACACCCCTTGTACCATCTGGTGTATATGCTATTGTATATTCTTGGCCAATAATTAATTCACGATAATCGCTTGCAAGATTAACACCGTTAATCGTATAATAATCACTTGAATTTCCACTGTTTTCATTGTAACTAATATCATTAATACGAAAAATCATGCTAGTAATTGGATTTGTTCCTGCAATCTCCTTAAAGATTTGCAAAGTTCCTAATCCACCATTATTACCAGCCCAAGTGTTAATCCAATTTTTCATATTAATTTCTTCTATATCGAATGCATGAAGTGCTATTTGAGAAACTAATGTGTTGTCAGAATTATCAAACATAAATGTTGATAAAAGAGGTTCTGTGCCAACACCGCCATATTTCATTTTCATGGTTCCGGCGCTGTCAACACCTCTGGGACCTTGGGAACCTTGAGGACCTTGTGCACCAGCCTCTCCCGAAGTTGAACAACGGCTTTTATTTGCTCTATATGATGCGTAACTGGAATGAGATGACATGTATTCTTGATATATTATTAGATTGAAATATTAAATAAATACAAAAAATAATTAAAAAATTAATATAACATTATAATAATAATGAGTGATGAATATAGAACAAGAGACCAATATTGGGATTATAAAGATTATTTAAAATACAGATGTGGAAATAATTATTATAATAAAGGACTTGACTACAAAAAAGCAGGAAACAACACCAAAGCAATTGAATTTTTTCGTTTGGCATTATCAGAAAATTCTAAAGATCCGGATTTTATTAAACAACTACAATTATTATCATCAGTTGATGCATCTTGTAACTCTACTTAATAACTATTATTAAAGAAATGATAGTTATTAATTTTTTGTTATTTAGTCATATTTAAGAACTAGGAAAAGGTCTTTGATTTTTCTCTACTACTAAAGGTTCTGGCATAAATGTTGTTTGACGTTCAAAAAATGATGTATTTGGTAAAAGGTAGATATCCGGTCTTAAACTTTCTTGTGGTTCAATAACATTTGATGCACCAATTCCATATAATCTTGATTCGACATCAATTGCATTTCCTGATAACTGACTATTAGGCACTTGTCCAACATTTATACCAGCGTCAGGTAATGTTGTTTTATATGATATTCTGCGATAAGGATATAATGCATGAGTTTTTTGTTTTTCATATTTGGCTTTTTCTAAAGCATAATCTCCAAGTGAGTTCTTTTGTCGTGTTGAGGCCATCTTATATACAATATTTATTATTTATTTTTAGTTATTTTTATTTTCAATACAATTAGATAGTGTTTCTAATTGCTCACTATAATTTTCGTCTTTAAAAAATCTTCTAAGTACTTCGTGAAATAGATAAAAATAATCAAAACTAAAAAGTAATATCAAAGAATATTCTAAATCTGATACATCATTAGAAAACATAGAGACCGAATTCTCTAAATTACTTTGAACAGTTTTAAAAAGATTATTAAAATCCTCTTTATCTTTCAATAAATCATATAGTTTTGATATCTCACTCATAATTTGGTCATTATATTCACTTTGATTAAATGCTATCAATAAATCATTTTGATACAATTCGTGTAAAACTTCATCGGTATGTCTACCTGTAAATTTGTAATATTCACATACATGTTCAGTATTATACATCTTACAATATAAATTATAAGATGTATTGTATTTATGTTCTTATCTAATTTAGTTTGGTCCTTTATCTTTCGATAATTCTCTTGAAGGTAATCCACCACGGATCCATCCTTCTGCTGCCGAATCTTCAATTAAATTGCTAGGATTAGTAACAGACGATTTCAATGAAGGAATCATAGGTGTATGTCTGTATTTAATATGAGATGTTTCTGAGGTTGTGTTAAGACTCTTTCTATTTGAAAGCGCGTCGCCTTGTTGTAATTTAGATTCAGTAATACTGTCAACCGCACCACGACCAAGATACGGAACAGTTAAGAAAGGGCGTTGTTGTAAACTAATTCTGCATTTAGGATTTGTTTGCATAGTTCCTAATTTTAATTCGGTTTCATCATTGACAGTGCATCCACCAACACCTCCATGTCCACCCATGTAAAAAACATTAGGTTGATTTGTAGCGAAATCAATCGGTCCTTTCATTCCACACTCATGAGCAAAATGATTTGTTGTAGTGTATGTTCCAAAACTCGAATTTTGGATGCTTTTTTGACTTTTGTCGCAGTTGTCTTCACCAATTCTAGAAAGATTATAAAAGTTGTAGTCACTTACTGATGCCATTATACTATATATTAATTAATATATTTTTTTTTATATTATTTAATTTGGATTTTGATACATATTTCTTTCACATGCAAATTCGTTTCCTTCTTTGCATGAAACCATGGTTCCATAGCAATATTCTGCGAAACCCTTTTGGTCGTTTGGAATTGTTGTATTTGCTGTAGTATAAAAATTTCTCATTGATTGATCAAAAACAAAATTATCTCCTAAATCCTGAAACAATCTTTCGTCAACGCCCTGATCTTCAACCAAATTTCTTTTCACTGACTCATTTAAATCTTCATCAACTTCTTTGTTAAATGAAGGAGCCGCTGCTTTTCGTTGAGGATTATCGTTATAATCACTAATTAATACGTTCATCATAGGATTTTCCTTTGTGGGATTTGTAAAATTGTTTTTAATAGTATCATATACTTGACGATTAGTAAATCCCTCTTTTTTTAAATCTTCTATACTAATTTTTTTTGCATTTCCTCGAGAGAAATATAAAAGAACTATAATGGCTAAAGTGACTATACCGGAAATAATAACCTTAAATGACCCAGAAATAAGATATCCTAAAATTGTTAAAAGTAATATAAATCTAGTCATTGCATTTAATTTTTCTTCTAATGAATAATTTTTTTGAGGCCAAAGTTCAGTAATATGATTTCTATCTATTAATACTAATGGACTATCTAACCAAAACTTAGTTTGCATTTATATATATTTACGTATTTATTTTTTTTGTTTATTCTTTTTCTTTCTATTTTTCTTCTTTTTATTTTGATTTCTAGATGTTTTTTCTACTTTTTCTCCTGTACTAAATACAGTTGCTCCCGTTTTTTCATCAACTGATAAGTTTTTATTTCCTTCCATTGTAGTCATATTTTCTTGTTGTTGTTGTTTTTCAGCCAATTTTCGTTGCATCCTTTCCTTCATTTTGGCTTGTTTTAAATTTTTATTCATTTGCGACTTCATAGCACTCATATTCATTTTACCACCACCCATACCTCCCATACCTCCCATACCTCCCATACCCATTTTAGTAAACAAATCTTGCATGTTTCCCATACCCGGTATATTTTTCATATTTTCAACCATATCTTGAGCCTCTTCAATTAATTCACTTTCTTTGATTTCACCAGATTTAATTTTGTTATCTAATTTTGTTCCTACGTTTTTAACTAAACCCATAAGTTTCGTGGGATTTTTAAATAATTTTTCAAAAACATCATTCATAGAGGTCGCATCATCCATATTCATATTTAAATCTTGTGTGGTTTCTTCTGCTATTTCTTTTGCCAATCGTCCAATTTTTCCTTCCAGCATTGAATTGATACTATCATGTAATTTTTCAACATCTGGTAAATTATCTTGATTTATACCCGATAAATCGGGCATTCCGTCAAGATCAGGCATATCCGATAAATCAATATTTGAAAAATCAAATATAGTTTGCATGTCATTAACAGTGGCTTCTAATTTATCTTTGAACTCATCCTGATTAATCGCCTCAAATAATTTTGATGTATTTTCACCAAAAAAGTTGTTCTCGGAATTTTGAACAACCGAAAATAAAATTAATTGTAAATATTTCCAAATTGTTTGTTTAGTCTTTTCGGAAATATCTTCTTTCCACATGTCAGAGAATTTAATAGCCGGTAAAAAAAAACTATCATCACCAGTTATAAGTTCTTCTTTTTCATACAATATATCAAAAAACTTGTCAGGATAATACTTCTGACAATACTTATATACACTCTTTGTTTGTTCATCTTCTTTATCTAATGTGATATTTATTATACCTGGTACTAACTTTTTTTTATATTCGGGAAAAGTAATTAAAATATCACGTACAAAATCCTTTACGATTTTATAAAATTGTTTTTCACTAGAAACTTCTGGTTCAGAAGAATTTTCATCACCTGAATTAACTTCTTTTTCACTATCAGACATTTTGTGTAATATAAATTTACATAAAATGATATATTTAAATTAAACTAAGGACAATTATTTTGTTTATTTAACACTGTCTATTTCAAAATAAATATCGCATAATTTTGTCAAATTTATAATATAACCAATTGATTTTGTCTTATTCTCTTCACCCATATCTCTAACACGCGAACGTAAATCATTAATATGTTTTAGACAAACATGCATTTTGGGATGGCCGGTACTTAAACAGTCTTCTGTATAATCACGTTCAATAAAAGCATTGACATCTCCATTATTAATATCATCGCGATATTTGTCAGCAACATAGTCTTTCCAACATTGAATTAACATTCTAGGATTATATTTTTTTAATCCAATTAATGCCATTTTGCCACCTCGAACTCCGCGATGTTCTGGAAATAAAATTTCAACTTCATCTATAAATTCAATAAAATGTTTGTTAAAAGCACTCATAATAGTTGTTTTACTCATTCAAAAATACAATATATCTTATATATGATTTATTTTTAATTCTTTAATTTAAAATAAATTATTTTAAGTTCGCGCAATAGGTCTAGGAACCTCTTCTGCTCTTTGTTGTTGTAATTTTTCCATAGAATCATCTCCTACTTTATCAGGAACATAATCTTCGGGTGGTGTTGTTATCGTGTCTTCATGGTTTAATGATACATAACTATGCATCATTCTAGTTCCGCCATCTCCTTTTGCCGATAATTCATCCGAAGTCATATCTAGATAACTATAACAATCAGATGCACCAGCCATTTCGGTAATTGAAAACGCTAAAGGTTCTCCGTTCATACCTGTAGCAGTTTCATTAAAGATTTTTTCTTTTGGTTCTAAATGTCTATAAATATCATTTCCAAACAAAACATGGTATCCTCTATTTACCAACAATAAAGCAGGAACCTTTGTTATTGTAGGCGGCAATAACATTTTTTGTCCATTTTCCAAAATTATTACGGTTTTACCATGTGAACCTACTTCACGTTTATCAATACAAATAAAATGCAGTTCTTCTTTTATTTGAGACCTTGAAATTTTACCTAATAAGTTTTTACTTGGTTCACAATAATTACTATAGTAAAGAACGTTTGTCATTATTATTTGAAAGATATTTATTCTAAAGTATTCTAACTTATTGAAAAAATTGATTAAATATATTTCATTATATTATATACAAAACATGGACCCACGACTAACTAATATCTCCGAAAAAGATGGTATTCTTCGTTTTAGACTTGAAGGAGTAAATGTCAGTTTAGCAAATGCTGTTCGTAGAACATTACTTACTGACATTGATACTGTTGTATTTCGCACATTTCCGCATACTGAAAATCAGGCTGATATACTAGTCAATACAACCCGTTTTAATAATGAAATTCTAAAACAACGTCTTGGTTGTATTCCAATTCATATTCAGGACACCGGCATTCCAATTGAGCAATACGTTGTTGAAGTGCATAAAAAGAATGAAACTGATACAATTCAATACGTAACTACTGCAGATTTTAAAGTTAAAAATGTCAAAACAGGCACATATTTGAAAGATAGTGAAAATCAAAAAATCTTTCCACCAAATCGCATCACAAAACAATTTATTGACTTTGCGCGTCTCTCTCCTAAGATTTCTAGTGAAATTGATGGTTCTGAACTACATTTTGTTGCAAAAATGTCTATTAGCAATGCAGGATATGACGCTATGTATAACGCTGTATCAACTTGTGCGTACAAAAATACACCAGATAAGGTTTTAGCAAATGAGAAAAAAGATGAATTTGAAGATCAACTTCGCGGAAAGGGTCTAAAACAGGACGAAATTATATTTGAGACTAAAAACTGGTCTCTACTAGAATCAAAAAGATTTGTTGTTGAAAATAGTTATGATTTTGTAGTCGAAACTGTAGGAGTATTTCCGAATAAAGTGCTTCTTCAAAAGGCATGCGACTCTATTATTGATAGACTTAACCGTCTTTCAAGTGAAGAAGAGGATTCTTATATTGCCTATGAAAAGTCACTAACAACAATTCCTCATTCATATGATATAATACTTAAAAATGAAGACTATACTATTGGTAAAATTATGGAATTTTACTTGTATAAACAATATTATTTGGGCGATAAACAACTATCATTTGTTGGTTTTACAAAAGAACATCCGCATGATGACCATAGCATTATTCGTGTTGGATTTAAAGAACCAACTGATGTTGATGTTGCAAAAGGTTTCATTAGCAACGGCGTCGCAAAACTTGTTCAAATTTATAAAGAAATCCGCAAAGCATTTGAACACGAGATTATCCAAGCACCATAAATAAAAAATTTACAAAATTTATAAATTTTTTATTTTTTATTTTTACGCATGTTTTTGAACAAATTCATGTAATGATTTTTTTGTTCTATCGCCACTGTATTCTTCAATTACATCTCCTTGTCCGTCAACCATCGCCAAAAAGGGGAAACCTTCAACACTATATTTTTCAACTGATTTGGGGCCAATTCCACTCCCGCCACCTTCATTGCTTTCTATTTTCTTTGTTTCAACCGAACCTTTATTCTCCTGTGAAAATTCATCCCATATAGGCATTAATGTTTCACAATGTCCACACCCTTTCATGTGAATAAACAAGAAGGTTTTATTACCGTTTCCTTGAAATCCTTCTAAATTTTTTGATAAACCCGGTATTTGTAAAGTGGAAAAGTTAACAAGTTGTGTTTTATGTAATACAACAATAATTAAACCAACAATAAACATCATTCTAAATGCTTTTGGTTGTTTCATAAATGTTTTTTTTGTCTTCTTAACCACGGAGGTGAGAGTTTTTGTTAAATTTTTTAACATTATAAATTATTACTATATTTTATTTTAATTTAATTTTTATGACTCAGTTATTTTATCTTCCTTTTCATTTGTAGATTCACTTTCTACAATTTGTTTTTTGTTATCAACATTTTGCTGACGAAGAGGCTGATTAATAACATACATTAACTGAGCCGGATGAAGGTCATTAACAAACGCAATTACAAATTGTCTTGTTACTTTTTCACCATCTTCTCGAAGATAATCAATATATTTTTCATGCAGTTTAAACATGTTACCACGATATTCTTTGGGAAATTCAATAAGAGGTTTTTCTTTTCGCACGTAACAAGAGATATAATTAGAATGAAGTGCATTTGTATATTTATGAATATCGTCTCTGAACTTTGTGAAATCTGTACGATGTTCGGGATAATATTTCAAAAATTCGCGAACCTTTCCTGTTTTTCGCAACGCAAAATATTGAAATTGCAATTTGGGACTGTTTCCACGAAGATGTTTTACTTTTTCATAAACTGGATTTCTAATTTTCGTTCGCTCACCATTATTATTTTTAATAATAATACCAACAATATCGTATGGAGTGTTCATAGAAGCAAAATGCTGTTGAACTTCATCAAATTCGGAGACTTGATATGTTTTTGGTACTTTTACACAATTATATATTTCATCCGAGGCTTTTACACTTGTAATTGAATAATCATCATTATTAATTTCATAGACATCAATCAAATATAGGGTGGGTTTAGTAACAAGAGAAACTATACGATTTCTTGGATGCTGTACAACAAAACTATAACAATGGTTTTTATTTAACATAGTAAATTCTAATCCATATTCATTCATTGAATCTAAAAACATTCTACGAAATGTAATTTTTTCATCATCTTTGAAAAAAGCACTGTTACCACCAACAGTTCCTTTGGTTGCCAATTCCCATTCATTGTTATCATAAAACAAATTGATCATCGTACCTTCAACAAATTCTTGTGTGGTGAGTTGATTAAAATCAACATTATTTCTTACAAAATGAGTCAGATTATGCGATTTTGGTGGTGAAAAAGCAACCATTCTTTCTTTATTAAAAACCACAGAACGGAATAAACCAATTGTATCAGCGGCATCATGTGTCAAACACATTTTTTCGTATCTGTAAATATTATATGTAGTTCCATTTGCTCCAGTAATCTCTTTTCTATTAATTTTTTTGTTTTCCAAAAATGCACTATCAAACATTTTTTCCTTGGGGATAACATTGCTCAAATTATAAACGTATGCCATTATCAATATTACTACTATTAAAGTCGAATTTTTAAACCCCTTTTAAATAGTATTAATGGATTTTATATTTTAAATATTTAATATTAATTTCTACTATAAATATAAGTAATGTCTGAAAGTAAAGAACAAGAAAAAACCCCTGAATATAATCCAGATGATACTACTTTATCAATTGATGTTGGTGATATTGTAGAAATCAATTCTCCAACAAATTCAATGTTTCATGAGAAAACATTTTTCATATATTATTTGGATGATACTTTAATTACATTATTAAACATAGAAACATTAGAAAAACATTCAATAACAATACAACGTAATAAATTTGTAGACGAATCCATAATAAGCGTTAATATTTTAGACAAACCGGAAAAACGTGGTTTTGCTATAAATAATAATTTAATTCCTACTCAATGGGTTGATGTTTATTTTAAAGGTGATGTTCCTGAAATTTATACTGGAGAAATTACAAATTTAGAAGAAGATATGGTTGAAATAAAATTATATCCTAGCAATGATATTATTTATATTGATTTTGCTTACAAAGGTATTCCAGAAGATCTGGAAATAGATAAATTTGTTATAAGAGATAAACCGGTAAGACTTGTTGAAAATGAAAAACAATTATCAGTTGTTCAAGAACAAGAAGAACAGACGACAAAATCTCCAATTCCTGGTGACGAACGAGATGATGTTGATGACGTACCAATTGACGAACAAGAAGATGATGTAGTTGTTAAAGAAGGCGTTGATATATCTATTAAAGATAAGGAAGAGATGATACAAGAACAATTATCTAAAGAAAAAATAGATGAATTATTAGTAGAGGCTGATGATATTGAATTTGGAGAAGAATTAGAAGCAATTACACAAATTGTAAATGTATCGGAAAGCGAAAAACGTTATAGTATTGAAAATCAAACAAATGATTTACTTGATGAATTATTATCAACTGTCCCAACTACAGAAAGAACACGTAAAGTATTGTTTGATATCCATAATACTATTGAAAGATATAATCAATTACACAAATCTCTCTCTACATTTGATGATTATGGAAACGCAAATGGGTTTGTTGTTAAAGGTTCATTACATAAACCATTAATATCAACATTAAAAACAATGGATACTCATCTTCACTGGATAATACCTACCGTAATTCACTCCAATAAGTTATATGATGTCGAAACAAGTGATTTTGAATCAAACAATGATATTTTACCTCTTGAATTAGCCGCATCACGATTTCAAGAAGAGGAGATAGTGAAAAACTATTTAAGTAATAGTGGACCCGATAGTCAAAATAAATACTCTTTTCTTATGAATGAACTTAATGAATTTTTGACTCCTTTTTCATATTCCGAATCAGATGAAGGTATTATTACAAAAAAAGAAGCAAAAGGTCCTATTACTGTAGCAGTTAATAACAGCGATGATTTTGAAACAACTGTTGCTGTTAATAATAAAGATGTTGGCATTCTTGATAAAAAACGATTTTATATAACAAAATATAATAAGGGCCTGACAAGATTAAATGCCACACAAATAAGTGGTTCGCATATGGTAGCGAATCATGTAAAATTAACTCCAAATGATTTATTGCATGTACGCTCATTATTATTTTTACCTGAACCGGTTATCAATTATTCGCGTATTTCATTACCAGCAACATCAATACTTAGAAAAAGTAATTTACATCAATCCCTATTGCAATTGCATCAACTATTAAATAACAATACAACAATAAATACAACTACTATTGAAGATATTGAAAGAGAATATGAATATGACGAAGAAACTTTTTTAAAAGAATTCCATGAAATCAAATTAGATGAATCTATAACTCATCCGGATAGATATCAAAAGTTCTTAGAAACAATCGTTCCACGGACAAGAATACTGTTCACACTTATTAAAAAATATGTGAAAGGTACTATTTCATTTAAGGCAGTAATCGAATTTTTAGAACCATTCATGATATATCAGGATGATATAACATATAAGCAATATCAAACAATTATTCATTTTTTAAGAAAAAAAATAAAATCATTCAGAAAGAAATTTGTTAAAAATGATAAAGAATATTCTAGATTAAGTAACTACAAATATAGAAAGGGCGTTACAAAACATATATTATTAGATACATTTAAAGATAAAGAGAAGGTTTATTCGCTTATTCCATCATTATATCAGATAGACGAAACTAATGATACTGATAGTGAAATGTTAAATAAAATGAGAAATGTTGACTTAGGACAATTATATATGGAAGCCTTATCATTTCTTGATGTTGACTTACAATCATCATTAAATATTCAAGCAGAAATTGATAGAAATGTTGCATTAATCCAAGCAAAAGAGGACAAACGCAAATCAAAATGTAAAAACTACACCTTGGCAAAAAAATATAAAGATATTGATGAACTACTTGATGATAATGAAAAAACTATTTATTTTGATAGAAAATACGATGAAACTAGATACGAAATTATGGAAGAGTATTCAGCACAACGCGAAACTATGTCCACTGAACAACTAACAGACTTTATACAACAAGAATTAATGCAAAACGTTGGATTAAATGAAACAAACGCATTATATGAAGCAACTAATATGATTTTAGGTCAAAAAGTTGTTCTTGAAGGCCACTATGCCGTGTTAGAAGTTAATGATCCTAGAAGTGAGATTCCTAATGGTAAAAAATTTCATTACTATAAACGTCAGAAGAATAAATGGGCGCGTGATGCAAAAATACCATCAGCAACATACGAAGATAATGAATTGTTCTTTTGTAATGTTCAAGACAAGTGCTTTTCAATTGATAAAAAATGTGATTCATTTGTTAAAAATAAATTGGAACTTAAAAAAAATCTCCTCGAAGACTTAATTGATAATTTTGAAGATAGTTACAATGATAGCCAAGAACGTATTTTGCAAAAAATTAAAGAAAGTTTGGAACTACGTTTGTCAAATATTGAAATTATTAAAGAAATAAACATTCGCGAAAAATACAAATTCAATACAAAATATTATCAAATGGGCATAATGAATCAAGATAAAGAAGTTATTGTTTCCCCTTATACACATTTACGCGATTTAATTCTTTCTCAACCAGATTTTACCAAACGACAAAACGATATTTTGCAATTTTCAGCAAGATATACACGCGAAGCGGATGATATTGTAGGAGAAAACATATATTGGGCATACTGTAGAGAATCGAATGTCCCGTTATTGCCAACATTCTTTGTTACACTCGCTAATGCCTTTATTGAACATAACAACTATACAACAAAATTAGATGAAATTTGCGGACAGATTGGTGTTTTAAGCGATGATGGAGATTCATGGGTTGACAAACATAGTGGATATACTATTAAAGCAATTGAATTCAGCACCGATGAAGGATATGATGAAAGTGGTTTTAAACTAAGAACACGTGAAAAGTTAGAAAAAGATCTTGGTACAGTAACTGTTATGCAAAATGAAAAACCAGATAAATTTGAAAGTCCAGAAAGTGAAATGGTTCATAATATTGTACATACAATGCTTGGCTACATTGGTGTATCAATTAATACTCTTGATTTTATAGTTAAAAATGTTACAACTGATATGGTTGAACAGGTTGATAGTGAAGAAAAGTATCAAAAACGAGTCGAAGAAGCAGCAAAAAAAGGTAAGAAACTAATTAGTTATGAAACTGTTAAAAATAATACACTTTTAATTTTAACATTATCATATTTATTTATTGCTCTTCAAACCTCAATTCCTTCTATCAAAACAAGAAAAACATTTCCTGGGTGTGTTAGAAGTTTCAGTGGGTTTCCTCTTGAAGGTGAAGGCGATGAAAGTGGTTTAATGTATATTACGTGTATTGCACATAAAATTAAGAGCAGCATCAAACCATGGAATACAATACGAAAAAATAAATTAGATATTTTATTTAAAAAAATTAAAATTTTTGTTACAAAAATTATAGAAAAATTAGAGGTTCAAGATAAATTGAAACAAAAAATGGAATATTTATTATCATCAGATGATACTGATATTCCTGAAGAACATAGCGTATCCAAATGGAAAACTTTTATGCCACCATTAATTCCAGTTAAAGTGTCGGCTTTAAGAAACATTTCAGCCGATTTCAAAAAGAATATCGTTGATTACCCAGATGCTAACTTACAATTACGTTCTAAAATGATGGCACATAGTTATGCGATCATTGAGAGTATACAAGATATCGTAACTAAAGAAAAGCCAATTTTAACAAACATGTTGGGAGAACCTTTTCTTGAAAACGCCTGTTGTAATTTAAGTGAATATACCAGTGCCGACTTTTTTATCGAAAAAGACAAAAGAATAGATGATTACAATGAAATAATTGATGGAATGGATGAAATATATAGATTAAATAGAATGTTTGGAAAAGCGCCATTCTTATTTCACGATGAAAACACAAAAAATCAATATCCTCAATTCGGTACAGAATACAACGAAGATGCAATTTACAAGATGTTTATTAAACACTGCAAATATAATAGTGGATTACAATTAGATAAGGATTTGCAACTTATTTGCACTAATAACACTAGTGAATTCAAACAAGAAGACGACATTAAAGAAAAGATTCGAATACTAAAAGCAGAAGGTCGTAATTATACAAGTGATAATTTACAGCAATTACTTCAAGTTATTGGTCATCGTGGAATATTTCCGGTTACAATGGGACCGAAATTTGTTAATAGATTCCAGGGGCTTCGCGAATTTATCGAATATTATGTTGAATTAGATGAACAATCATTAGACATGAAGTTTTTAACCTTATTAAATGAAAATTTAGATACATTTCAAATTTCTGTTGATGCGAAAGATAAAAATATCGACAAATTAACAGATTATGTATCACTTGAATGCGATACAATGAGAGATGAAATTATACAATTTATTTCTAATAACGCCGGTGTTAGTCGAAAAAAATTTAAACCTATCAGAGAATTTATTACAAATATTACCAATTGGAATTTGGAAACAGATAAGAAAGAAAGTTTTTTATTGCCGCAGGATGAAACAACTTACAAAATGATTACTTTTGTTAAAGAAACTATAAAATCAATGATTTTATTTTTCCCAAATCTAGTAACGAATGAATTAGAACACAAAGATATTAAGATTCCCAAACATTGGAACTTATCTCAGAATCATGTTCGTGATGTTTATTCAGTACTAACAAAGGAATATGAAATGATCACAGAATTTTACGGAAATGATGTTTTAAAACCTATGTTAAATCTTATAAGTAATAAATATCAGATTTTGGTTACTCTTATGGATTTAACACCTGTATATTCTTATATAACAACACAAAAAAGCAAAGTAAAACCTATATTTAATAATGAGGTAAGCAATTTATTGTTTGAATATTATTTTTTATTTGCTTTAAAATCAATTATTTCGGTATTAGATGAACATGTTATTATCATGAAGAGTGTAGTTAGAAAAGAACGTGACATTGAAAATGATGACGATATTGTTACTGATAAAATAATAGAAAATGAATTACGAGGTGAAATCAGCGAAATCGATGTTATTCAAGGAGAAAGTCATCAGAAAAACCAAATTTTGGCTTCTTATTTATATAAAACTCTTGTCATTTCTGAGAAACGCAAAAAAGATATAGATTATAATTTTGAACAAATTATGGAAAAGATTAATCGCTCCAAAGAAAAGGAAAAGGACAATGTTACAATGTACATGAGAAATTTAGACGAAGACTCATTAAGAGTTGAAGATACATTTAAAAATCTTAAATTAGAAAAATGGAGTAAAGGTTTACAAAAGGGATTGACGCAATATGTGCAAAAAACATATGATGAAGAAAGAGGTGAACTTGAAAAACAAACACTAAATGAAATGAAAATGGGCAAAATGGATGTTGTTAGCGAAATGAATCAAGACATTTACAATTTCGAACTCGATGAACATGACCGAGTAGATGCCGAAATAGACAGAGAAGTCAATGATTTATCTGGTTTAGCAGAGGATGATGATTTTGGAAATAAAGATGGAGATGAAGAATATTAATTCTTAGAAAAAATTAAAATATTAAAATAACCTATTTATATATTACTATGAATAGGTTATTTGTGAGAAGACATGTGAATACCTTCGCTATTTTATTGTTTGTAACATTATTTGTAATTCTTAACTATGTAAAACCTGCTATTATTTTTAAGGATGACGGCAGTTTAAGAGAATTTGGTGTTGGATATAAAAACAAAACAATTGTTCCAATATGGTTGGCTACAATTATTTTAGCATTTATGTCTTATTTGGCTGTATTATACTATTTGGCTGCTCCCAAACTTTATTAAATATAATCTATAAATAATATATAGATTATATGACAAAACCTTTTAATCCAAAAAGTCTCAAAGGTATTTTGGACAAAATTAGAAATCGGTTAGAAGAAAGCGCAAAAAGATCAGATGCATCTCTGGCGGCGAAAGGAGCGCAAATTAGACTTGATTTATTAAACAAACCGTATGATGCAAAAAATTTTGGCGGGTTTAGTGACATTGCCAAAGCCTTTGGCAAAGACTTCGCATTAACAATGAAAAACAAAAAAAATTTGGAAGAAACTCTTGCAAATAAAAAATTGGAAGAAACTCTTGTAAAGATAAAATCGTGCTGTGGCAAAACGGGGGGGGGAGTGCCTGTCAAGCAGCAGAAGTTCACCATCGCAGACGGTAAATCTCAGACGAACCCCGCGTTGCGAAACGCGTGGCGCGATGCGACCCTGCTGGATGAGGTTTGGGAGGAGGGGACACCTGTTCACGAAACCTTATTTGGTAGAATAGTTCAACCCATGGTTTGTTTAGGGCTTCTTGTCTTTATGTATTTATCAATGGCAGTTATTGAAAGTAATTTATTTCCACAAAATGGACCATGGACTAGTGCACACATTTTGGGAGATACTGTAGTGTCAGAAATAGACTATGGTGTTCAACAGGTAACACAGGGAACTAGTATGGTTAACGAATGGCCGTTTGGTGGCGCTGCTGCTAGTTTATTACAAAATTTATATAGTGAAGCCGGTGTTATTGGTGATATGCAAATATTAAATACAGCACATTTATCTGGTTCACAAGTAACGGGCGTACACGCATCTGAACCTCCGTCACCGGAGGCTATACAAAACATATATAATACCTTAATGGCAAATGAGGATTATCTTCCCGGACCGCTTATTGAAACCGCATTATTATTTATGGGACGTATTCTTATGCGTTATCAAATTGGAATATTTGCACCCGAAGGCGGTGGTAAAAGAAAAACTAGACGCCGTAGAAATAAACGTTCCAAACGACGCAATAAAAAATCTAAAAAAAGAGTAAAACACCGTAAAAATAAACGTTCCAAACGACGTAACAAAAAATCTAAAAAACACAGACGTTAACGGTTAAGATAATAAGAATAAAATTATTCTCATTATTTATTTATAAATTTATTACGAAACAACATCTGTAGCAGTATTTGATGCGGCTTTTTCAGCCTCAAATGCTGCACGATTAGCCTTCATTTCTTCGGCTGTTAAATCGCAACTAGCACTGTTTAAATAGTTGAATGAAAGGGCCATAATTAATGAACCAGTTAAATAAAACCAAATAAATTCAGATACTGCATCCTTCATTATAATCTTGCTTCGAAGTTTTTCCTTAAACTGGTCAGCGTTTGCATTAAATATATCCTTGTTTGTTCCCCAAAATTCATCAAAATTCTGTGGGGTTATTTCATTTACTAATAATGATTGATCTCTGTATATTTGTCTAATAGAAGGTTTAATTGCATCACTCGCTTTATCCTCTTCTACTAAAATATCACGCATTAATCTTTCTATTCCTGATAATTTAAGGAATAAATATCCAAATGTATTGGCAAAGGGTGCTTTCCATCCAGGAAATTGGATTAACATAGCATTTAAAGTTCCAAAAATCATTAACCACGGAACAACAACATAGTAAAACGCTAAATTATATCTTGATGAACCACATTTTTTCTTTGTTAGAGCCAAACTATTATTAAATTCATAAAGAACCATTCCTAATACATATGCTGCCAATAGAATGGTATCCCATTTACCACCATCCCCCATCATTGTTCTTGCAATAAAATACCCAATTGTTATAAAGAAAAACCCAGAATAATTTACACCAGGTGGTTTCTCTTCTTCTTTCATATTCTTTGAATCCGACATACTTATAAATATTAGTTATAATTTAATTTGAAATAATAACATAAAACCACAATAATTATCTATTGATTTATTTATATAATGTCTAATGGAATCAGAGAATTTAAACCACCAAGATTAATAGAACCTGGAGTATGTTATTTTTTAAAAGAAAACTTAAAACAATGTAAAAAAAAACGATATGTTGTTTCAAATTCACTCTTCAATTTATTAGCATTTTTATTATTTGCTTTAGTTTTAGGAGGGACATTATCCTACATGTATAAGGGAAAATTAACTGAATATCAAAGAAAGAAAAAAGATAGAAAAAATGAAGAATATGTTTTAAATAAAATAAGAGATGTTGAAATTGCAAAAAAAAGAGAGCGCCAAGATTTAATAACTAATTTACCAACATACCATAATAATTATTTTTTCATGTAAATTAAATAATAGTAATATGTATTATAATATATTATGGCTGTTCGAAAAAAAGCACAAGATTCATATTTCAAAGATTTGGAAAAATATTACAAATTGAAGAGCGATTATGAATTAAAATATCAAAAAGAAAAAAAGAAAATATTAGGAAACACAAATTATAAAACAGTTCAAGATAAAAGAGAAAAATTACAAAAATTAAAACTTCCGTGCAGTCAATGCAAACGTAAAGTAGGTATGAATTTCGAAACAACGCCCACACATTTCACATGTGGTTGTGGTGATGAAACACAACCATGTGAATTTAGAATAAATCTTAAAAAATATAAGGTTGTAACACAATATCCTTTATTGGAAGCATTAAAAAAGGATTGTGATAAAAATATGCTTGATATTATTAAATTAAAATTAGATGTTTTGTTTAATTTTGCTTCTGAAAGTGAAATAAGTACTAAATTTGCAACTGTACGTGATGATTACATGAAAAACAATAAATTATACAAAAATACAGTTAATAGTTATAAAGAAGTTATTAATAGAGAACCTTATCAGGAAGAACTCAACAAAAAAAAAATCGAATTGCAAAATGAATTACTTGAAATGAAAGATATCCTTAATAGATTTAATCAAGATGGAAAGGACCAATTTCTTATTGAATATATTGACAGATATCAACGTATTATCACGCCTATTATTGAAAAAATAAGGGAATTAAGTTATAGTTATCAAAATGTAGAATTTGACGGTAATGACGAGGTATTTAGATTAATACAAGAACCATATACTGTGCATGATTTAGAAATATTTATTAAAAGAACAAAATAAACTTCTTTTATTATCTCTTGATATAGTAGATAATAAAACATGAATTTAAAAAATATGATTAGATTAATTAATATACCGGCATTTATAATTAGTTTGGCTATTGGATTATTTTTTGCCTATACAACAATGCCAAAATTAACCACCATTTATGTTTACCCAAATCCATTAACCAAAGAAGAGGTTTTATATAAAGATGCTACTGATAGTTGTTTTAAATTTGATGAAGTAAACGTTGAATGTCCACTAGACAAAAGTAAAATAAATGTTGTTCCAATCCAAACTTAATATTTGTAATATATAAGAATAATGGGATTAAACAGAATATTACATACAAAATTTGGCCAAACATTGTTATCAATTATTTTGGGATTTGGACTAGCATCATTATTTAGAAAAGTATGCAGAAAAAGGAGTTGTATGATATTTAAAGCACCGACCCCAAAAGATATAGAAGAAAAGGTTTATAAATTTGAAGATAAATGTTATAAATTTAAACCAAACCCGGCGAAATGTGATGTATCTAAAAAAATCATTGATTTTGAAAAATAAATAACGAGATTTAATTTTTTGCGTTATTTATCTTATACAAACCTTCTACCTATACATATAGATTTTAAACTATGAATCAAGAAACTACCAGTTTAAGCGAATTGCCTATACAACCCGGAAGTGTTGGTGGTGGCGGTAATGAACAAAATATTGTTATGACTACTAATGAAAAACAGTCAACTAATTATTCACCTAGTGTGCCGGGAGTAAGCGAACAACAACCTCAACCGAATGGTGCGCGGGGTCCACCGCAAGGAGGAGCGCCTCTACCACAAGAGCCTCAGGCCGCTGGAGGTTCGCAAATTCCTCCCCAGCAGTTATCACATGAATCAATGGCACAATTAAATAGCGATTTACAACAGGCTGGTCAAAGTAATTTAACACAATTACCTACCAGAGATGTTCCGATGAATCCTCTATTACATACACAAGATGAACAAACACAACCGAACCATGTTCCCGAAGAAAGACATCCAACTGATTATATTCAACAATATGCAAATATTGAAAAAGCCGTAAATCAAGGAACTGAAAATAAGAATGATTTTATGGAAAATATTTACGAGGAAATTCAAACCCCGTTACTTATTTTTGTGTTATTTTTTATATTTCAATTACCTTCTGTATCAAAAGGATTTAATCGACAGTTTCCTATTTTATTAACAAATGATTCCAATTTAACATTAAAAGGATATATTGTTAAAAGTTTAATTGTAGCAATATTATTTTTTCTAATTAAAAAAGCAGTAATACATTTTTCGCATTAAAATATATTCGATTCATCTTTTCGTTTAATATAAAAATTGTTATTCAACATATCTATTAATGGTAAATAACAATTCTTTTGAAATTATACATAAATTTTTAGGATACTTATTATTACCTGCAAAATTATTAATCATTATACCATATGCATTTCTTGTTATTATTGTTATAACATTATCAAATTTCAATCTCTTACCTAAAGATTTAGGTTTTTTTTTATTAAAAGGGTTCGCAATTATGGTAGCAACAATTGGTGGTATTAATATACATATAAAGAAAGATAAACAATATGAAAATTATAAATTATTGTCAGATAAAGAAAAATACTGCGTTGTTTATAATCACATATCTGCATTAGATATTCCTGTATTATTTAGTATTCTTAAAACACATATTACTTTTCTTGCATCAGAAAATCAAATAAAAACATTTCCCATATCTTTCTTTTTTAAGTTTATGGAAGGTATCAAGGTAAATGTAGATAAAAAAACAAACGGGACTCAAAGAATAAAGGAACATTTAGATTCTAATAGCAATAATAATTTATGTATTGCACCTGACTCAGGAAGAGAAATACCAGATAATGAGGTTATAAGACCCTTTAGAACTGGAGCATTTGTTCACAAAAATAAAATTCTTCCTATTGCAATCCGTTATCAAGTAAGCCATAAAGAGGACTGTTTAAATTGGCTTTCTGAAAAAAATAATAGTAAAGATATAATACGTCATCTCTATGACATGCTTTTAGATGGTAATATAGATGTTTTTGTTAAATTTTTGGATATACAAGAGTATAATGAAGAAAAACATAAAACACCCAAAGGATATGCCGATGATGTACATAAAAAAATGTCTGTTGAATTAAGAAAACTACCAAAACAAATAAATAATTTGACTGATATTGAACCAACAGATAGCAACTGTATATTTTTTGTTACAATTATGTTTTTTTTGCTATCATGTCTCGCTTATATTCTTTCTGACTATGTAATGGCATTTCATGCTTGTTTATTATCATTTACTGGATTTTTATTTCATAGTTTTCCAACAAATAATACCTTGCTTGCAGATAAGATTGCTATCATTATGGGAACTTTTACTTTCTTTTTTAAATATGCAAATACACAATCTGCAAATATTTTTAAATATATTATATTTTTTCATGCATTTATAAATAGTGTTAAAAATAATGTATATAATGAATTACCTACAGCCAGAGGAACTACCAATTGGTTGCGAGACCACCTTTACAGTGTACAATTACCATTAATAATTGCCGTTGGTTGGGGAATTATAGATCATAATTTTTTTCTACCTAGATAATATATGTTTCAAAATTTGTCAAAACAAAATACAATTATTGCAATAATTTGTATATTAGCAGTAATAGATGTCTTTACACAGTATACATCAAAACTGTATACAATTCAAAAGGATAAATTATTACTCTTTGTTATGATTATTGGATATGTTTGCATGGGATTATTAACACATAAACTAACAGAAATGAAAAAATTAACGGTTGCTTATACATTACATTTGTTATCACATTTTATTGTTTTGGGTGTAATATTTTTCATAAGTAAATTAATATTTCATGAAAAATATTCGACAATGGAAATGATTGGACTTTTATTTGGTGTAATTTCTATGTATATTTTAACTTTTAAAAATTAAATCCTAAAAAATTAACCTTTTTACGGGTTGATCTTTTACTCTTGTTTCGTTTTCTTAATGCTTTTGATTTTTTTATTGTTTTAGATTTCGATGCTTTTTTTGTTTTTGATGCCTCAGGTGTGTATGAATAGTTATCCTTTAATGTTTCTGGTAACGCGGTTTTACTTATTGATATTGCATTTTCTATTTTTCCAGGCATAGACATCTTTCTTGTATATGTTTTTCCGTTTGTTTGTTTGGATTTTGACGATTTTTTATTATTTCTCTTTTTTACGTCCCTTGGAGCGTATCTCAAAAACCACTGTTCGTATTCTTTTTTATTTTTTTTATTTTTTTTATGTTTTAATTCCTCGAATTTTTGTGCTTTTAATGCACGCATATCTTCAATAGTTGGTTGGTTTCCGTAACATGTAATTGTATATCGTTTTAATAGTCCTTTTTGCGAAAGTCTGTGTTTTCTTCTAATAGTAAACAACTGTTCACATAAACACATAATTCTATTTTTATCATAATAAGGACGATTTGAATAGTAGAATGCCAAGAAAAAACTAAACATTGTATCAATAGTAGCAACATTCACTTTTCGATTATTTATTGTTATTTTATTGTAACTGTGGCATGCAAGTGGTTCATAAATAAATGCAACTGTTTCATCGCCAACGATAACCTCGTAATGTTTTGCTACAAGTTCTCCGATTTTATCATGTTTTCTAATTTTAATTCCTTTGATGTCTTCATCTTGTAATCTTTCTTTTAAAATCATTGTGGTTGTTTCTGGGTCTTCCGATAATACATCAAAGTCAGGAATATACTGCTCTCTACGTTTTTTGGGTAAATAATTTAAATATAAAGAGTTGGCATACGCTCCAAAAAATATTACACCTTGGTCAATTAAACTATCGCGTACAGTAGTATAAATGCTTTCTTGGTTTTGTTTTACATTTTTGTTTTCCATATGACGTTGAACTTCGATTTCATCACAACGTTTTCCTTTTAAAGGATAGTTTTTGCTTAAAAGAAGTAATCTTTTTAAAACTTTTTCCCAACGACTTACATCACCATCTGGACGTGATAATTCTAAATACATAGCCATACGAAGAAAATTTGGCGGAGAATAATGAATACCGGCAACTCTAATAGCATCTTTCCTTAAATTCTTGTAAATTTCTGATGAAAGTTGTGTAATATCAGCAATAGGGATGAAATTTACATAGACTTTATATGTTCCATAATGTTGACCCGAAGATGCTTGTACTTCATCAAATCCGGCCTTAAAGTAAATATTTGCTAATTCCTTTGCATCATCCATTGCGTTCATAGAGTAAAAATCATAATCGGGTAACTCGATCTCCTTGTTATAAAATTGGTCACTAACTGGTAAAATGTTGTTAATCGCAGTTCCGCCGTAACAAATTAATTTTTTCTTTTTTAAAAAATTTTCAACAATACCGACTATGTTTTGTATTTCAGGCGTCATAATCATTTTTTTCCCTTTTTTTTGTTCGGCTTTATCAACCGCATTTCGAACAATATCTAGTTCACATTCTTCGAGCGATTTACCTTTTTCACACAAATAGTTTTTCTTAGAATTATGGTTATGTGTTTGTCTTTTGAATTTTCTAGCACGTTTTGTTCTTTTTGGCATACTAATATATGTAGAGATTTAAAATTTACATATATTATTTTTAATTTGGAATTTAATTTGGAAATTAATTACACATATTTCTTTCAGTATTAGTAATCGCATCAAAGTATGTTTCGCATTTAATATCATGTTTTAAATTAGGATCAGGGGGCGCAACTTCAACAAATTCCTTTCTTAATGATGCGTCTTTTAATACAAACGCACCAGACTTAAATGTTTCTTCAAAAAGTTCAAGATTACCATCATTCTTTGATAAATTCATACCAATCATCTGACAACCGTATGATAAACACATGTTAAATGGCGGATTAGTATTATTTGTTCCGACATTTGGTGTAACCATGGTCATGTTAACTTTATTAAAATTAGTTAATTCTTCAAAATTGGCGATATCTCTAATCTCAAAAGAGTTATATTTTCTTACAGTTGATGAATTTGTTGCCATATTGACATAATTAAATAAAGGTGTATCTACATACATTGGATTTGTTTTATCAACACAAATTAATACACGTCCACTACTTTTAAGATCACCTATACTTTTTGTGGTTATATTTTCTCCACCATTTTCATTACCATATTCCTGAGGAAGTAAATATCCACTCAAGGTTTGATTTATTTTATTCGAAATCTTACTATAAATATCTCTGTTAGTACTCTTAATGCGGAGATGTAAGATTAATAAGTCATCCTGATTCGGACAGTCCCCGCTAAATGCCATTCTATTTACGATTGATAATGCTTCACCTAATGGTATTTGGTTGTATGTTTCCTTGAATGTGAAACCCATTTGATTAATCTTATTATCTACGACCATAGGATTCGAAGATGTTGCAATAACTGGTTCATTATCTACTGAATAAATTTCAAAATCCAAAACACGACATCCCTGTCTAATGGCAGTTTTTAAATGACATAAATCTACAAAACTGTTTCGAAATTGTCCCCCCGAGCAGCAATTATATGCTGTCTTAATATAAAAATCATGCAATTTATATTTTTCTAAACTTGTGTCTAATGTTTTAACCGTCTGGCTTGGATATAATCCATATCTATTATCCATTTTTTGACAATTAACACGTCGTAATCTTAGTTTACCAGTTACATAACTAAACATTGCAATTACAGTAATTACTATTGTAATTGTTAATATTACAGTAGCCAACCAAGTTCCATCTTTACTTCTTATATAATTCATTAATTCTTTTGATTGTGCGGCAATTCCTTTATCCATAACAATACTTATATATTAAAAGCATTATTTTATTTGTAATTAAATTAAATTAATTGTCAATAAAAAATAATAAAACAATAATATAAGTCTAACATAATGACCGGTGGATTATTAAATTTAGTTTCTTATGGAAATCCAAATGTTATGTTAAATGGAAATCCCTCTAAAACTTTTTTCAAATTTGTTTATGCGAAATATACTAATTTTGGTATGCAAAAATTTAGAATCGATTTTAAAGGTTTACGACAATTACGACTATCTGAAGAATCTGTTTTCACATTTAAAATGCCTCGTTATGCCGAACTGTTAATGGATTCTTATCTTGTTGTAACATTACCAAATATATGGAGTCCTATTCACCCTGCTACTAATACTAACGAAAAATATGTTGGTTATGATTTTAAATGGATAGAAGATTTGGGTATGCATATGATTAAAGAAATAGAAGTAACAATTGGAGGACAAATTATACAAAAATATAGTGGTGCTTATCTACAATCTGTTAAGAATAGAGATTTCAGTGGATCAAAAAAAAAATTACATGACAGAATGACAGGAAATGTTCCTGAACTAAACAACCCCGCTAATGCAAATAATAATAATGGATACTACCCAAATGCTTATTTTCAAGGCTCTACAAATATTGAGCCCTCTATTCGTGGAAGAAAATTATATATACCTCTCGATTTGTGGTTTACACGTACAAGTAAACAAGCGTTTCCACTTGTTTCTTTGCAATATAATGAACTTCATATAAATGTAACCATGAGACCTATTCGCGAATTATTTACTATACGTGATGTTCTTGATAAAACAAATAACTATCCTTATATTCAACCGAATTTTAATGTAAATACGCAGCAAATGCATCGTTTTATTCAAGCGCCGCCGAATACTACATTAACTTATGCTGATTTAACAACAAATTGGGACGCGGATATCCATATGATTGCAAATTATTGTTTTCTCTCAGAGGAAGAAGCAAAGGTGTTTGCTGCAAAAAATCAAGATTTCTTATTTAAAGAAGTGCGCGAACATGAATTTAGAAATGTAACTGGTGCTAAAAAAGTATTATTAGATAGTCTTGGTATGGTTTCTAATTACATGTGGTATTTTCAAAGAAGTGATGTAAACTTACGTAATCAATGGAGTAATTATACAAATTGGCCATATAAATCTTTACCACATAAACCAACCCCTGCATCTATAGCAACTGGACAACCAGGTAAGAATCCTGATGGAACATTTACTGGATTAAAAATCACTGGAGATCTTCATATAGAAAATCATAAAGATATATTAAACAGTTTGGCAGTTGTTTTAGACGGAAAATATAGAGAAAACCTTTTTGATGCTGGAATCTATAACTATGTAGAAAAATATACACGCACAAGTGGAAATAGTGTAGAAGGACTATTTAATTACAATTTTTGTATGCATTCTAATAATGATGAATTGCAACCGTCTGGCGGTATTAATATGAGCAAGTTCTCCAAAATTGAATTAGAATTTAATACTTATGTTCCCGTTTTAGATCCAAGTGCAAACTTCACTGTAATTTGTAATGAAAATGGAACACCTATTGGTGTAAATAAATCTCCGTGGTCTATCTATGATTACGCATTTGATTTATTTGTTTTTGAAGAAAGATATAATATTCTTACATTTACTAGTGGTAACGCGGCTTTACGATTTTCAAGATAACATTTATTATTTCGTGTAATAAATGTTAATGTAGTTATAATGTTTGGTTAGGATCTTTGTATTTATCACAAGGGGGGCAGTTGCATCCAGTCAAATGATTGTCGTAATTATTGGAATTTCTAGGGAATGGCCATTCTCTAGGACGATTATTGAAAAATCCAGTTCCAACATTGGCTTCGCGAGTAAAAGCACTGGCTCTATCAGGTTGACATTGTGTGTTTGAAACAACTGTAGATGTTTGCGCATTATTAGGATTTGTATCATATGTTGCAATATGTTCTGCTGCTTGTTTTTCACGTAATACCATGTTTGTAGCACGTGATTCGGCTAAACTATCTAATGCTCTACAAACTAATTCGTTCTCATGTTCTGCTTCTTTACAATTATCTACTTGTTTCTTAAAATCTGCATATTTTAAATTTTGACTTAATTGGCCTGTTGATTTGCCAGTGCAACAAACAGGTCTGCATTCAAGATCACCAGCAGTATTACCACCGTAAACAGCACAATTTGAACTGAAATCGTTATTCATATAAGATTTTTGTTTGCAGTCTTCATCAAAGTTTCCTGCTTGTCCTGAGGCTTTGCATTCTTCAACTGGCTCTGTAGCAGGAGTCTCTGTGGCGGGAGTTTCTGTGGCAGGAGTCTCTGTAGCAGGAGTCTCTGTGGTGGGAGTCTCTGTGGCAGGAGTTTCTGTGGCGGGAGTCTCTGCGCCATCATCACTTGTTGCATCGCCAGCATTTGTGTTTCCTTCAATAATACTTTTGTTTCTAAATATAAAATGGACAACTACTGAAACACAAATCGTTGCAAGTAATATTTTTGAATATTTACCAAGTTTCATCAATTATATATTAATTTAGATTTATTTTTATTCTAAATTAATTTGATACGTATTTAGTGGTTTTCTGTGTTATATTTTTATATTTCAAGAATATATATATAATTAATAATGGTGAAAGATAAAGACAAAATTAACAAAGATAGTAAAAAAAATTTACCGAAACCAAAAACATGGGAAGGCAGATGGATGCAATGGGTTAAAACAGCACCATTACAAGCATTAAAATTAACTACCATGTGGGCTATATTGGGTGGTAATATTGTATTGTTAACAAGTAAAAGTAAAACATGGCCATTTGACAAAGAACTTGAAAAACTTCTATTGAAAAGAAAAAAAGCAATTGAAAAGGAAGATATCGACTTAAAAGATCAATTAAACGCTCAATTAGAGGAGGAGGGTGTTATGATTGATGAAGGCAACAATAGTTGGTCTTTTAAAGAATTCACTGGCGAACTTGACAGTGGATGTTATCGTATTCCAATATCATTAGATGAATTATATGAAGATTGGTTTCCGACTGATCCTAATAGCGCACCATATTGCTTACAAGATGATATGCCTCCTAATCCAACGCAAAGCGATGATTTTAGTGTAGTAGATTTAATTCCACCAATGCCCGGTAGCGGCGGTGGCGGCGGTGAAGATGATGAAGACGATGATAGTGGTATTGGTGGAATGTTAGGTAAACTGCCGACAAAAAAAGGGAAAGTTAAACAAAGAGGTGGGCGTCGCCAAAGAGGTGGGGCTAGTCTTCTAGGTATTGAAAAAAATAAATGCAAACCAAGAGACACTAAGTCACCTGCTGAAATTGCTCTTATGAAAAAAAAATGTGGAAAAAGAGGTAAATGTCCTCCTCCTGAAGCCTCTTGTATGGGCGGAGAAGCATATGCTTGTTTACAATGGCCCTGGTCCTCTGCTAAATTTTGGTCTGAAAAAACAACACCGGAAAAGGCTCAAAAATATTTAGATAGTTTTCGTACAGACGACGAAGATGCTGATACAACTGAAGATCCTGAAAAGAATCGTTTTAGACCAGGATGGAAAATTTTTCTTAAAAAATTACAATGGTTTCTTGTAAAATGGGGTCATTACATTAAGCGATGTGTTATTTGTATGTTTGCGGGTGTTATAATTGGATTCAGAATTGTTCTAAAAACCATATTTAATCTTTTATCTGGAGGTGGTAGCAGTGACTCTCCTAGTTCAAGTTCATGCAAATCTGTTAAACGCACAAGCGGTGAAACAGGCCCTCAAAAAGAGCCTAGTAATGCGATGCAATTCTGGGGTGGAGCCATTGCTTTTGCTGTATTAATGGGAATTCTTCCATTTAAATTAGGAATTGGCCCATCATGGTTAACGCCATTTGCAGTTATTTTGATACTTTGTGGATTACTTGGTGGTTTAGGTGCAGCGCCTATTATTTTCTTATTTGGCGGATATTTATTGTTTGCAGGACTCATAGGACCAATTGGAACGTTAATGCCTGTTTTATTGGCTGCATTTTTATTGATATATCCGATAATGGTTTTTTCCAAACACGGTGGTTACTTTACACCATTACTTAAAAATATAGGCAACAACTTCTGGGGGTTAACTGCATTGTTTGTTATTCTTACTGGAATCTATACAGAAAACTCAAATTTAACTAAATGGGAAAAATACGGTGTCTATGGTGGAATAGCAGCATTTGCTGGGCCAGCATTATTTAAACAATTCACCCAAAAACCGGAAGAACCAAAATCAGCGGCGCCCAAATAAAAATAGAATTATTAGTTTAATATAAATATAAATATAAATATTTCGTTATAAATATTTATATTCAATGGGTAATAATAAACGCCAAAAAAAGAAACAGAAGCAGAAACAGAAACAAAAGCAACAAAATTCGGATATTCCTGGTACAATAGGTAAAAAACCTACAGTTAGTGTATGCACTCCAACATTTAATAGAAGACCATTTATTAAATATATGATTAAATGTTTTCAACAACAAACATATCCATTGGAAGATGTTGAATGGATTATTATAGATGACGGAACAGATAAAATAGGAGATCTTGTTTGTCATATTCCACAGGTAAAATATTTTTCATATGATGAAAAAAAACCACTTGGAGAAAAACGTAATATTATGCACGATAAATCAGTAGGTGACTATATTGTATATATGGATGATGATGATTATTATCCTCCTCAACGCATTGAACATGCAGTTAATATGTTAAAAACGCACAAAAAAGCATTATGTGCAGGAGCAAGTGAAATTTATATTTATTTCAAACACATAGAAAAAATGGTCCAATTTGGGCCTTATGGGCCAAATCACGCAACGGCAGGGACATTCGCATTTAAACGAGAATTGCTAAAACAATGTCGTTATGAGGATAAAGCATCTCTTGCTGAAGAAAAAGCGTTTCTTAAAAATTACACAATACCATTTGTACAATTGGAACCTAAGAAAACTATTTTAGTTTTTTCTCATCGTCATAATACCTTTGACAAACGTAAACTATTAGAAAACCCTCACCCAAATTATGTACGCGATAGTGATAAAACCGTTGATGATTTTGTAAAACAATCTGAACTTAAAAATTTTTATATGAATGAAATAGATGATTTATTAAAAGACTATAAGCCAGGTGAACCTACTATGAAACCAGATGTATTAAAACAAATGGTAGAAATAGAGGAATTCCGTAGAAAACATCTTGAAGAAATGGCAAAGAAAAATCAACAAGAAGGACAAATTGTTGTTACCGATAATCAAGGAAAGAGTCAACCAATTAATAATAAGCAAATTGTTGGTATAATTAAAGAACAACAAGAAAAAATTAAGGATTTAGTCAATCGATTAGAACAGGCAGGTAAACATGCTGGTGAATTAAATAATAAATTACAACAGCAAGCAGGAATTATAAATAATATGCAACAGCAAAATGAGCATTTGATTCGTGAAAATACACAATTAAGAAAATCTTAATTTAATTAACATTTGTTTCAACCGGTTTTGTTGAACCAGTTGAACCATCCGTATCTTGTTGTTCTTTAACTATACCAACAATTTCTTGAGATTGTAACTCAACATCAATATCAGCATCAATATCAACATTAATATCATCTCCATCTACTTCTTCTTCATCATTTGATTTATCTACCGTCATTTCAATAGATTTTAAATTTTCTTTAATTTTATCATCAAAATCATTGTAACTGATTGGTTCAAGACGACTACTGCTAAGAGCAAAGACTTTTTGATGAGATTTTTTAGAAATTTTATAATTGCTATAAACCGTATTAGAAACAAGAAGAATATTCGTGACAAGACTTGTTAAAGTTCTAGTTCCATTATAGTGATAATAACAAATAAATAATCCACTAGCACCAAAGTTTACTGCACCAAGACCAATAGACAACATTGTTATGTAATAAAAACGTTTATTCCACATTAATAATTGTGTCTCAACAGTTGGTTCTTGCGAAATAATTTTCATAATATTATGATCTGACAATTTTGGATTATTATTAAAATGATGTATTATATATTGTTCTCTCATGTATTCAATATTGTAACCAATTAAAAATGCAAATAAGGTAATAAAGTTAAAACCTAAAACTGCCTCGTTTTCCCAAGTATGATCATGAAATTTGTCACTAATGTTACAAACATGATCATCACATTTTTGTGATACAAATAACGACAACATACAGGCCATAAAAACCTTAAATGATTCTAAACCTAAAACCATCATTGTCGTTAACTTTTCTTTCCGATTGTCGGAAATTTTCATATTTACCATGGCTCCGCCTTCGTCCATTCCTAGGTATATACATTATACAGTTTTAGATTTAATAAGTTAAACGCTTAATATAAATATATAAACAATATAAACAAAAATCGACTATTGTAACTATCCACAATGGAATTTCGCGGTCACCAAGATATCGGCTTTGATCCTAACACGCATATTAATGCTGTAAATGAAGAATATATTAAACGAAAAAATGCTGGCGGCTCCAAAGAAAAATCTTTTTACAAATCTCTTGCGGGTGGTTGTATTGTAAGTGCTACACAAGGTCATCGATACCCATACAAGGTTGGTAGTGTTGATGAAGAACGTTTTTGGACGGTAATGGTAAATGACGGTAAAGAGTCTGCTAAACTATTTTATGATAATCCCGAACAATATGAAAAACATCGTAAAGTTATTGTTGACCAAAAAGAAAAGGAAGCGTGGCATATGAAAAAAGAGATGCTTCGTCGAAAAGAAGTAGGTCTCGATACGAGTGATGACATGAAGGTAGAAGATGAAAATTAAAAAATTTTGTATTTTATAAATTTTTTAATTATATTTATTAAGAAAAATAAACAGAAATATATCGAAAAATTCTATTCACGTCCAATTTAGATATGTTATATTGCTCAAACAATTCTAATACTTCTTCGTCGTCTAATTTATTTTGTATTTCTAAAAAAAATACAATAATGTCTTTCTTTTCCATCATAAGTTCTTGTGATAAAACTTGAATAAACAAGGAATTATTATATTCTGTAGAGTATTTTGTTAAAACCTTTGTAAACCTAACCTCTGCTGGATTATAGTTAATTTTATGTTTAACTTTTTTCATACAATCATGAAAATACTTATTATTACAAAAGGTCTTAATTAAAGAACTCATTTCGTTAAATAACCATATTTGCTTTTGAAACGTAATACGATCAATATAATCCGCAAAACATATATTTTTTAAAATATTTTCATAAATCTGTATTGATTTTTTTTTATCTATTTTTGATAAAACATCAATAATATTTTCATGCCATAATAAACCAATTATTGTTCTGTCAGTCTCATTCATTATTTGCATATGACTGTCTAGTTCATAGTTGTTATTTATTAAATTTTTAGTCGTATCTTTTGCGTCTTCATTAAATGTCTTTGATTGGAATATTTTTTCTATTACTTTTTGGTCGAAATCTTTACCCGATTTAAATACATCAAAAATGAGTGATAGTTTTCGTAAATCATTTTTTGAAAATGATAATATATTTTTTCTTATATTTTCTTCCACTGTCGGTAATATAATATCAACAATTGATTTGCATTGATCGTCTGTTGGTGATTTTAATTCCATTGTTTCACAAACCTTCATTAATTCCTTTATTTTTTTATCTATATGATAGTTTCCAATACAAATAATAGGATTATTTGATAATTCTTCACTTTTTTGTTTTTTTGTTTTTTTTGGTCTTATAATTTTTATTAATGAATTTATACCTCCTTTATCGCCATTATTCATTCCGTCTATTTCATCCATTACAATAACGATTTTTCGTTGTGTCTTCTTAAAGTAACTAAGAACATTTGTATTAGCCATAGTATCATTTGTAATTGTATCTATGATATTCTTATTTCGAATATCACCTGCATCATAATGAATAACATCATAGTTCAATTCTTTTAACAAATCTATTATGAATGTAGTTTTACCAATACCCGGATTTCCATAGAGATAAATTCCTCGCTTTATTAATAAATCATTTCGGTTTTTATCAAAAGTATCAAGAATTGCCGCGATTTTATTTTTGATTTCCATTCTATTTAACACGGAATTTAAATCTAGGCCCTCCATTTAATATTTCTTCTTTTTGTTTTTTTATGTCTATTTACATATAATTTGTTTTTTTTTAAAAATATGATAATCGTATTATGAGAACGAACACTTTCGTATTTTTCTGTCAAATAAACTAATAGTTCAATGAATGTTGAAAATACAAATGTTTCGTAAACAACACGCTTAACTTTTGATGCCCATATTAATCCATGATCGCGTAATACTTGACTTAAAACAAAATAATAATCATTTCTAATAATTAAACGGAGATATGAATAGTTTTTATATTTATCTGATATAAATTGTTCATTTGTTAATAAATTATGATATGTAAGATATTTTCTTTTAGAGAACCATATCATATCTACCTGTCTAACAAATTTTCCTATGTGATAAATTATGTCATCAGGTAGGTGATATACGGCATACTTCATTTTACTAATTATTATTTATTACTATCATTTTAAATTATAGTAATAAATTGTTTAACAGTCTATTCTACCATTATTAGTGATTCCATCCCATGTTAAATTGCAACCTTTAGCCCATTCACATTTGTTTTTTAATCCAGAAGAACCATTCCAATCACGTGCAGGGTCATCAATAAGCACAGTGCTTTCTGAATTACAACTGCCTAAACCTAAAGTATTAACGCAACTTTTTCCATCTTCAGTTATTGTCCAATAATCAGGACACTTGGGAACTACCGGAGGAAATTCCTTTTCACTTTGTCCCTTGCTTATAATATATCCAATAAAAACTAACATAACAACTAATAAAAAAGATGCGATTGACATAACCATTTTTTGAAAATTCATGTTATATATTAAATATTAATATAATTTTTTCTACTGAATTAATATAAATGAGTACTCAAAGAAACGGCAGAATTGATATTGTTGATGCAAATAAAAGAAATCAGTTTGAATTATTTGATAGAATCCATATTGACGATAAATCATCCTTTAGAGATGCCATGATTGGAAACTGGACTGATAGTCTTCTTTCTAAAGCATTTTTCTCTGGCGAAAATATTCAAATTATTCAAAATGGAATTCGTGCAGGAGTGTACGAACGTTCCAACAACAGATTTGTTATTGGTCTTCAAGATATTGACATCATAAAAGTAGTCATGCGAAGTATATTTTTACAACATTCGGCAAATATGCAAACTCATATTACTCAACAAATTAGCGCACTTAACAAATTAGTATTAGATTATTTAGTGCCTAATGCATACAGTGGTATTATTTCATATGTAAACTACAAACGTGATGTAAGCAGTCTAGCAGTCCCTATGGACTTGCCTATTAAAGCAAGCACTGATAATAAGAAAACGCTTGAATTAAAAAATTTTTTTTAAAATAATTATTTTGTAATGATTATTTTATCTATTTTTACTTCTTTTTGAGTACAACTTTTTTAACCTTCTTTACTGGCTTTTTCTTACTAGTTATACCCTTCTGCTGTTCTGCACGCTTCTCACGATAAGTAGCATACTCCTTTTCAAGAACCTTTAGTTCCTTTAGCCACATTTGCTTCTCAGTTGTTTTTCTAATTATTTCAAGTTCCGCTTCTTTGGAACCCTTTTCTTTCAACAATTTTTCAATGTTTTCCTCACTAACACTGTCCATGGGCATTTTCACAAGATATTTATAATCTTTATCACCATCAATGACCGCATATTTTTTATCAGTAAGCATTTTGCTAATAACATCCTTCTTTTTGCGGCGAAGATCAACGCTACCTTTAAGATTTTCATCAATGTAACGCGCCTTATTGGAAAGAAGGACAACATCATGTTCAAGTGCATTAATAAGATATTGTTTGCGAAGTGTGTACATAAGAATACGAACCTTCATATAATCGTCAACCATATCATACACTGTTTCATATTTTTTCAGATGTTCTTCATGATCAAATGCATGCATGTTTGTAGTTGTATTTGTAGTATACATCTTCAGAGTTTTTTCAAGTTGGTTACAGCCATATTCAACTGGTGTTACAAGCATCTTCTCAATAACACCCTTGGGAAATGTTACTTCAATATCAATAGTTGTATCAGTTGACATGTCGAGATAACTTTTGATAATCGGTGCCTTCTTTTTCCCAGATTTCGTTGTGTTATCCATAAGCCCCTCCAAATATTGTTTGTAATCATCAGTCCAAAGACCAATAGGTAGTTCGGTAATTTTGATTTTATCTACGCCAATTTTTTCATAAACACCCGCGATGAGATATTTCTTTTCCTCCAACTTTTCGATATTGCCTTTAAAACCTTCATAATAAGGTGTTAGTGTAGGCTGGTCATCTCCACCAGTTTTACCCTTGAGGCGATATCGAATAAGTTCGATAAGATTTTGCGGATTGTAACACATAATATCCGTGGAGAAACCAGTTCCAATACCCTTTGAACCATTTACAAGTAGCATCGGAATAATCGGCCCGTAATAAATCGGTTCAACCGGGAATCCATCATCATCAAGATATTTCAAAATTTTATCATCCATTTCAGGATAGATTGCGCGAGTAATGGAATTCAACTTGGTAAAGATATACCTCTCACTTGCAGAATCTTTACCTCCCTGAAGTCGAGTTCCAAACTGACCATTAGGCATAAGCAGGTTAATGTTATTTGAACCTGTATAATTTTGGGCCATTCCAACAATTGCCTTATTCAAACTGGCTTCACCATGGTGATATCCTGAATGTTCAGATACATAACCACTAAACTGTGCCACCTTGATCTCACTAGTCAAATTTTTCTTGAAAGATGCAAACAAAATCTTACGCAAACTAGTCTTCAGTCCATCCATCATATTGGGAATAGACCGATCACAATCATATTTTGAGAAATGGATCATTTCACCTTTAATAAAGTCCTCATATGTGATTGATGGCTGATTTGTATCAAGGAAATCATCTCGCGAATACTTTCCAAGCCAATCTTTGCGGTCATCTGCCCTCTTTTTGTTAAACACCATGTCAATTGAATCGTCACTTACTTTGCCAGAATGTTTAAAGAGAACCATCTTCTTTTCTTCAAAGTATTCCTTGAATTCCTTTGCTGTACTCGTACCCAAACCCTTGTAATATTTGATTTTCCACCCCTTTGTATCATGAGTTTTCTTCCATTCCTCATATTCTCCATCATTGTAAAACACCTTTACATTTTTGCCTCGGGTAGCCTTCAAAATTGGAGTATTCATAAAGCCAATGAAATCATCATTTTTTACTAGATCATGCCACTGCGATTGAAATAGATTTACACCAAGCCCCTTGATATGACTACCATCCAAATCCTGATCTGTCATAAAGATAATCTTTCCATAGCGCAATTTCTTTTCAATAATTTCTCGGGTTTTATATTCAAACCCAGAAACTAGACCCATAATTTTCTTAATGTCACTAATTTCTGTGTTTTCACAAATGCGTTTAACTGTCTCTCCACGCACATTGAATATCTTACCCTTCATTGGGTAAACACCAACAAAATTGCGGTCATCTTTAGAAAGTCCTGATACAATTCCCGCCTTTGCCGAATCACCCTCACAAAGAATTAGACTACAAAGATTTGACTTCGCAGTTCCTGCAAAATTGGCATCAATACACTTAGGAATTCCTCGAATAGAACTGGTTTTCGCACCATCCGTTTTCTTGGCATCCTTGCATGACTTAACTTCAGTAAGCGAAATGGCTGTATCCATAATACCAAGTTTTGCAATTTTTTCAATAAATTTTTCACTAACGCTGCAAGTAGAACCGAATTTTGCAGGCGGTGTGTTCATATAATCTTTTGTTTGACTATCAAAACTTGGATTTTCAACACTGCAATTTACAAACAACATGAGTTGTTCTTTTACAGTAACTGGTTTAACGACAACTTTCTTCTTTTTCTTAATGTAATCTACAACACCTTTGACAATCTTATTAAGAATATATTCAACATGTTTGCCTCCTTTCATAGTATTAATTCCATTCACAAACGAAATCTGAGCGAATTCATCATATGGAGAAATGCATGCTGCAAATTCCCATCGATCATCAGCAGTCTCAAAAACACGTTTTGTTTCGGTATTCCCTCCAATATACATATTTACATAATCAGTAAAGTTACGTACATGAATCATCGAACTATTAAATTTAACCTCAACCTTTCTCGGAGTAACTGCGGCAATGTCAAATACACGCTTTTTCAAAAGATTAAACATATCAGGCGACAATCCAGCAATATTCAAACGCTTGTAATCAGGTTTGAAAGAAATCTTAGTGTATGGCGCTCCATCATATTTTTCAATGATAGGTTCACCAATCTTTGTCAGATTATTGTGAAATTCCTGTGTATATTTAAGTTTTCTTGTGTGATCTACGGTTTCAACTTTACCCCAAGTAGACCAAATAAGAACAAGTTTGAAACCAAAGCCATTTTTACCGCCAACAATTTTTTTTTCGGTTTTGTCGTAATTTGTTGAAGTACGAAGATGACCAAAAATCAACTCCGGAATCCAAACATTATATTCTGGATGCTGTGCAATATCTATTCCATTACCATCATTTGACATGTGAATTGTTCCATCAGAGTCAATATCCACATGAATGTAAGTAACTTGTTTTGTTTTCTTGAACCCAGACTCCTTTCGCTGAATCATTCGAATAACGTGATCGCGACAGTTTACAATCCCCTCATCAAACAACTTGTATAGTCCTGGAACCCAATTAAACTTTTTGAAAGTAACACGTGGTGTACTCGCATCTTCATTGAAAACATATCCAAAGGTCTCGCTAGAATCTACACTACCTATGTATGTATCAGGTGCATCAAGAATATGCTCACGATCAGTTTTCTTCTGATATTGCTTCGCTAGTTTTTGGTTAGTCATGATTGTTGTGCAATAGTTTATATCTATAATTTTGATTTCAATTTTTTTGAAAATACGCGAAATTTTAAATTCCTAAAATCGACCATTTTTATGTAGGAAAAAGGTCGAATTTGAGCACTTTATTTTTCTCTAGAAGGATGTAAATATAAATAGATTGTATCTCAAATATTTGTCACTACATACATGAAATTTGGCGATTTTTTTCAAAAAAATTTGAAAATTCTAAAAAAACTAAAAAAAAGGCACTTTTGTTTATGTAGGTAAATTTTATAATTAAAAATGAACCAGAGGTCCACCTATTTCTAAAGAAGTTTTAAAAAAAAACAAAAAAAATTGTACCTACATATTTTTTTTTCAACATTCAAAAGTGGAGATTTTATGTAGGAGAAATTTGTTCAAAACAGTTTTACCAGGTCCACCTATTATGTAAGTAACCAATAAATTTGGCGGTATTATTTTTACCTACAAAAGCAATAATTTGGGGGATAAATCCTGTAGGCAAATTTTTTCCATACAAGTCATTGGAGGTCCACCTACGATGTAGTGATGAAATGGGGGACAAATACAATTAAATACCTACATTATCCTAACTTTGTTCGGTTCTTTTTGATTTTTTGCATATAAAGTTTTTTCAGAAATTGATTTTGGACATTTCAAAAATGTCCAAATCCAGGAATCCACACAGACTTTACGCAAAAACAAAAAAGAACATTAGAAGATGTAGATACTTTTTTTTCAAATCCCAAAGGTCATGTAGGGAAACTATGTAGGGAGTTTTTCATATCTATTTTCCGGAAAAAACAAAATCAACACTGAAAAAAAAGCACCAATTTTTATATAAAAATGGACAAAAACAAAAATTTTTGATTTTTTCTTGCCTACAAGCCATGTAAAGGACTTTTTCATTAAGATGAACCGTCGTTCACTAGATGATAACACAATGGTAACATTTTGTATGTGTAGGGGATTACAATCAATTTTAGAATAAGTGCTCTCTACATAGAATGTAAGTAGATTTTTTTCGATTTTTTCATAAAAAACATTTTTGCAAGAAATGGTAACATTTCATATATGACTGGTTTTGGTGTAAAACAATAATTTATGAAAAAGTATGTTATCATAATGTGACGTTATTTATTTTTTACAAAAATAAATAATTATTTTGATTACTGCTTACCATAAGAAAAATCGTCATATTTTTTTATTAAGCAGTCGTGTGTATATGATATTTTATATCATATTTTTTTTAATACTTTTACATTGACTTCCTAAGATAAATTTAGGAAACACGTTTTTTCATCAATGCATTTTTCATAACAAATGAGAAAAATGGAATGTTACTATAACTAAATGATAAAATATTAAGGTATAAAAAAATATTGTGACTATATAAGTAATGAAGAAAAAAAATCCGAGTTATCATTGTTCTTACTGTAAAGTTCTAACAACAAATAAAACTAACTGGCTAAAACATCTTGCAACAAAGAAACATTTGCGAAATATACCAAAATCCAGTAACAATACCAAAAATGGCGAAATAAACCCAATTTCCGAAAACCCACAATTAGAGGTTTATGACAATGTTTGTGAAAATTGTGGAAAAAAATATCGGTATCGAAGTGGTTTATCTCGACATAAAAAGAATTGTGTGCAAAATAGTGATTTGAATGAAGAAAATATGTTGGTTCCGGTACAAAACGGTGATGACACAAACATGTTTGAAAATCAACAAAAACAAATTTCCGATTTACAATCCTTACTCGAGAAAACGCTTGAACAACAACAAGATACTATAAATAAATTAATTCCCAAGGTGGGCAATACAACAAATTATAATAAAATGACAGTAAATGTATTTTTGAATGATAAATGTAAAAATGCCATGAATTTAACAGATTTTGTGGAAAACTTGAATCTCTCTTTCGATGATGTTTTATATACGAAAGATAAAGGGTATGTTCAGGGTATTAAGAACATTTTTATTAAAAATTTAATAGAAATGGAGCCAACAGTCCGACCTATACATTGTAGTGATCAAAAACGACTTTCATTTTATGTCAAGGATGAAAATCAATGGGAAAAGGACAAGGAACATTCGAAGTTAGATAGAAGCATTGAAAAAATAACACGTAAACAAATACAACAGATTAAGGAATGGGAATCGCGACATCCCAATTGGAGTAAAAGTGATGAAGAAACATTAATGTATATGGATATTGTTAAAAAATCTATGGGTGGGATGAATAATGCAGAGAAGAGTAAAAATTTAGAAACAATTAAGAAGGAATTAGGGTCATCATTTGATTTAAATAAAATCATTGACGACTAGATAAATCGTCACATTAATTCATAATATAATAAAGATTATGAATTAATAAGGAATTAAACGAAAAATAATATCAAAACACATATTAAAATGGCGGGAACTACTACCAATTTACCTATTCGTGGTAATATTTTCCAAGGTGAGACCCCCCATTTGGTAGAGAGAGGTACACATCTTTCTGTACCAAATGATATATCTGGAGTAACAAAGTTTCCAGTTTATCTTGAACGTGAGTACTATGCGGAAAGTAATTCATCCGTAAAAGAGTTAGGTTTCATTGCAAACACTGATATTAGTGGTGTTTATTCTGCTAATCCGCAACATGTTGCGATTTCTACGCATAATGGAAAACAGTTAGAAAGTGTTGCGCAATCTGGTTCAATTCCATTTGATACAAGAGATAATTGTTTTACATTAGGAGACAATCAAGCACTTGATTTTCCTCATCAAAGTTATTGGGATTGGGGAACAGGTGATTTTGCGATTTCTATATTTTTTCGGTCTAATGATACAGTCTTTGCTGAAACTGCAGATAATCTTGCGGCTTTAATGCTTAAATCAAGTGAAGCAAATAGTCCATATACCGGACCATCAATATTTGTGTATGAAGATAAACATTTACTGGTTAGAACATCAGCAAATGAAAGTATAGTAACAAATACTAATCTATTTACAGTTACAAATTGGAATCATATTGTATTTATGAGAAGAAATCAAAAATTAAAGTTGTACGTAAATGGTGATGAAGTTGTATATTATGCTAGCGGTTCTAATTATACATATGATGCTACAAATAGTATCAATATGACTAATTCTGCACCAATACGCTTTGGTTCAAATCATACAGATACAACAAGTCAAAACTGGACCCACCTTCAAGTACGCAACATCAGCACATATCAAACCGGACTCACGGTTCAAGAAGTAAAGGCACTTTACTTTTGGGGAATAAATTATAATGAAGAAAAAATTATTGAATCAAACACATTTCGTCCGCGAATTGACAGCGGAATGAGTTTTGATAAAAACGCGGTTCTGCAAACAAATGCAGAATCCGTGTTAAGCACAACAGACGAATTTTCGCTTTCTTTTAGAGTTAGCCATCATGTGAGAGCGAAACAAATGAAACTTTCAAGAACAGGAAGCGGAAGTATTCCAACATTAAATCCTTCACAAATTAATATTTTTAATACGAATGGAACAAACTTAACAAATCAAAGTAATGGTTTAGTGGAGAGTGTTACACAAAGTTCAACGTTCGGTTCATATGCTGCTGCTCAAGCAATTAATGGTGTATGGGGCGATGCCGCCTCGCATTTTGCACATACAAATGATTCTACAAGTCATTGGTGGCAAATTACATTTACAAGCGAACATGATATTGCTTATTACGAGATTTATAATAGAATGAACAATCTCAATGATGACAGAATAAACGGTGTTACGGTAGAGTTATACGACGCATCAGACAACGTAGTTTACAGCAAAGTAATATCTGGATATAAACATCCAGAGACGGCACCGTTTAAAGACCGTCCAATGACGAATATAAAGACATTAAAAAATAACACTAATGAGGGATTTTGGGATTTAGTAACAGAGTTAAAACAAGGCGACCCAGTTAATAATCCCTGGACAGGAACTGGTAAAACAGGTGCACCTCCAGTTTTACTACCATTAAATTCATTATCGTCAAATAACGGACAAGATTTGGAAATAAAAATTGAATGGACAAATAATGACAATACAATTTCAAAGCGTTTTTATAAAGGTTGGTATTTAGATGAAGTATTTAATTATGATGACACAACTTATGCCGGAACAGTAACCACAGTATATGCTAAGTTTAGTGAAGACCAACCGTGGTATTCCTATAGTCAATATATGAGGCGTAATGACACTGCTTGGGATTGGTGTTTTACTGACGGGGGCGAAAGTACATATAGTAAATCGCAATTTGAAGCAACTCCAACACAAATGACAGGTAAAATTGGTTTTGCTAATGTAGGTTTTTTATTACGGTACCGCAGTTCTACGCAAAATGGTATTTATGCCGGTCAGGATGAATATAAAGGTTCTTCGTATGTTGATTACCATAACTGGTCCAAACTCCGCGTATACGTAAAAACCGGCGGCGCCATGTTACAAATATACGGTGATGAAGGTGAAAGAGCCAGCGGTTTACACATGATAAAACAAAATAACAAGTACAAACTTCAACTATTAGAAAATCAATTAAAATCAACAGGATACACGATGCCGGCGATTAATCACGAAGGTTGGATTTTATCAACTGAATTAGGTCAAGGAGACCCAATAAATAACCCCTGGACAGGAGTTAGTCAAGCAGGTGCTCCGCTAGTTATAGAACCAATAAGCAATTATTCAAATAGTTCTGGACGGGACATAGAAATTAAGATAGAATGGGACAATAATGATGGTACAACTTCGTATCGTTTCTATAAAGGGTGGCCATTAGATGTAGTATTTGATTACACACGTACAGCATTTACTGGTCAATTAGGTTATTCTGTATATGCGAAGTGGAATGAAAGTGATAGTTGGTATGAATCACCAACAACACAAACTATTGGTGCTGATGTTGGTTCAAACTGGAATTGGAATTTTAACGCTAACGCTGAGACCACACTTGTACATACTGATACAATGAGTGGTTTAATTGGTTATCATAATGTTGGTTTGCTTGTACATGGATCTGGTGGAAGTGCTGAGAATGTAACTAAATTTTGGTCAGGTGGTGATGGAAAAGCAGAACATAGGGCTTATGATGGAAAAATGATATATAGTGGTTATCAAGATTGGTCCAAAATCCGCGTATATTTCCGCCGCGATAGCGGTTACGCAGACGAAGATCACGTTGTTGTCACAAATAAAGGCAATCAAACAAGCGTTTACATAAACAACGAGTTAGTGCAGACAAAGACAGCATCAACGGCGGAAACCTACAATCCAGGTACAAATCCCAAGATGTATCTTGGAAAAAATTTCCAAGGGCAACTTCGTGATGTGCGTTATTACACAAAAGAATTGTCCATGGAGGAAGTTGAAGGCTTATACAATGGCGGTGTTTTGGGAACAGAGAAATTGTATGCACCTCTTACGTATGAGAACGATAAATTAAAGGTGTATGATTCATCGCATAATGCATACACCATGAATTCAATCGGCACATCACTCCCAGAATTAACAAATCGCGCATATAAATTGCTTGATTATCGTTATTTTACTGGCAAACCGTCAGATTTAGTCATATCACCCGAAACTTATCAACTTGTAAATACATCATTTACGGTTTCGATGAATGTTAAAATGTCTCCTAATAAAGCGCCTTTTGCTTCTCCGACAGTGAGTCAATATTGGTTTTGGACGTGGTTTAGTAGCACAAATTATAAGTTATTTTTTAGATACAATGCAGCAGCACAAGAAATGCATGTTGGCAATGATTGGAATAATCGTTTCTCATACACTTTAGAATTAGGAGAATGGCATAATTTAACATATACTTGTGAAATTTTCTCAGATAATAAAGCCAAACATTCTCTATATCACAATGGTAAATATGCAGGTGGATATACAGTCAATGATGGATATCATGGCGTAACAGTATCATCTGGAAGCACAGTTCAACCAGGTAATATAGTTTTGGGTAATAGACAATCAGCATCAGATACAACAACCGACCATAATTGGGAATTCATAGGTGAAATGAAAGACGTTTATTTATGGGTTGGCGAAGCCAAAACGG